ACGAGATTTTAAAGCTGAAGGAATGAGAATTGAACACGCTGTTATATCAGGTCATGTATTTGATATGCAAGGTTGTGAAGATTTACACTTTGAGAATATTGATTTTATTGGATTCAAACAAACGTCAGGTAGATATTTCACCGAAGCAATCCAAATTGATAATTCTTGGAGCAATGACGGGGCTAACACAGATGATTCTATCTTAAAAGTTCCAACTCGTAAATTGACTGTTAAGGGTTGTCGATGTCTTCCGTTATCAGATGCTGAACAGTTCCCTATGATTTATCCTTCAAATGGATTACCTGATTTAGTAGGAATTGCTTACCCTGCTCCTAACTTAATTGGTAATCATGCTGAACGAAGAGGGTTTGCTTTTTACGATATCAACATTGAAAATAATACCATTATGTATGGTGGAGCATTTGAAGACCCATATACTAATCAAGGTTGGATACATTTACGAGGAATGAAACAAGCTAGAATTAAAGACAATAAATTTTATGGTACTGGGTCAAGTTCTTATGCTTTACGTTTACACATGAATGGTTATGCTGATGATTCTGATGAGTCTATTCCTAATCCATATGGTAAACCTGAATGGTACAAAGAAGGTATTCCAAACCAAATGGAAAACATCATTGTAGAGGGCAATCATTTTGAAGGTTTTACAAGTGGTAAAGCTGTTATGTATCTTGAGGGGTATAATTATCAAGGAACAATTTACCCGTTAAAAGATGTATATGTGGTTAATAACATGTTTAAAAACATTAAGACTTCAGACCCTATTTTAGGTCGTTATATTGATGGATGTAATTTCACTGGTAATAAGTTTAATGATGTTGATAAAGGTATGCAATTTGAATATATTCGAAATAGTAATATTTCTTATAATACATTTAATGATATGGGTGAAATTTGTATTGATATGAAAGAACCTAATTCCGCTTTACGTGGCTTCTCTGGTGGGAATATCATTGCGAGCAACCAATTTAATAGATGTGCGGTTGGTATCAATAATGAGTATCAATTATCAAACACGATTATAGCAAACATGTTCAATCAATGTATTGGTCATGCTACAATCGGTCATTTGATTGGTGTGTTTAACTCTAAAAATATGATGGTTATTTTAAATAATGCTGTAACATCTAATACCACGTTATTTAATAACTTCTCTGCTTCTAATAGTGAATGTAAATTATTTGGTAATTCTCATGCGCCTAACCAAGAAGATACGATGGGTAATGATACACAGTTATCAACATTCAGACCTGTTAAAATGACAATGAATATTATTGGTGACAGTATTTCTGATGCAACCCATTCATCTAAACAATGGCATAAGTTCGTTAGCGATTATTTACGTGAATATTATAACTTCACTTTAAAAGTGGATGCAATTAGTGGTTCGGGTATTGCGACAACTACTGCTGATTTTGCTTCTCGTGTGAGTGGTTTCACTGATGATGATAATTCTTACTTAATTATTATGGGTGGAACAAGTGACTATAACCAGTCAGTTAGTTTAGTAGATTATGAAGCGAAAATGCGACAGCTGTTAAATAACTGTTATAACCTACTTCCTCTTACTCAAGTAATTGTAAGTCTTCCTATCTATCAATTGAATGGAACTGAAAATGCTGACACCAAGCCTAATGGTGGTGGGGTTACACTGAAACAGTATCGTGATAAAATGCGTGATATTTGTGGAGAATTTGGAGTACAAACAATTGAGATGCAAGCAAAGTCGGGTATCTTCCCAATCAATGCTAAAAATAAAGAACAATTGATTCCTGATGGTTCTCACCCAAACCGTAACGGACAGAAAAATATGGCACGTGTAATCCTATCAGATTTAGGATTCTATAAGTAATGAAAGCAGGACAAAAATCTGTGGGGAGTAATGGCAAACAAAACGCCTTATTCCCTATGGAGGTTATGTATGTTACGCAAGGACCGGGTGATGATTATTCTCATGGTAAAAGTAAAGCGGTTGATTACACATATAGAACCAATGAAGGTAAAGTAAATCGTGCGCCTTATTATGCTCCTAGTGATTGTCATGTTATTCATATTGGTACTGCTGGGGATGGTGTGGTTTGGGCTTCTGATGCTGAAGTTAATTATCCAGGTGGCACTGGTTATCTAGTGTATATGGTATGGCACGATAATGATGCCCCTAGTTTCCGTATTGGTGAAACTCGTAAACAAGGAGATTTGTTAGGTCATACTGGAACAGCTGGAAATGTAAGTGGTGACCATTTACATATGGAGATATACACAGGGAGTGCTTTTGATAAATCGAAAGCTATTAATAACTGGGAAGGGTTATTTATTAACGATACTCAAATTGTTAATGATTATGGTTTTCCGTGGGTTACAACTGATGATACTACAGGTAATATAAATGGTAGTTGTCCTAAGGGTGATGGAACTTTTCAATTAAATGATAAGGTAAATGCTAAAGTTAGAAGTTTTGAGGATGCTATGAAAAAAGAATGTGAAGCGCAAGGGATTCCCGAAGCCGTTGTTCCATTACTTGCTTTAATGATGGTAGAAAGTGGTGGCGAAGGTGGTGACCCAATGCAAAGTTCTGAGTCTCAAGGTTGGGCGATGAACACGATAAAAGACCCGATGATGAGTATTCATTACGGTGTGAAACATTTTAAGGAAAGTTTAGAAACGTCAAAACAATACAACGTTGATATTTGGACTACTTTTCAACAATATAACTATGGTATTGGTTACGCAAAATATATTGGGGCTAATGGTGGTAAGAATACAATACCGCTTGCGAAAGCTTATAGTCGAGATGTTGTAGCACCAAGTTTAGGTAATACAAGTGGAATTATGGTTCCTTATGTGAATGAAATATCCATCGCATTAGGTGAAACCATGCGTTATGTAAATGGTGGTAACTTCTTATATGCTTTTATGATTCAATATTATACAACTGGTGATGGCTCTATAAATGCGTGTGGTAATGGTACTACTGAAGGAGATAAAGAGAAAGATATAATTAACGATTATATTAAGCAACTACTTTCTGATCAAGTAAACGGTTGGAAATATTAGGAGGGGTTTACAATGCAAGATGCTATTTTTAATAGTGTGATTCAACAAGGGGCTTTCGCAATGTTATTTGTTTGGATGTTGTTCACTACACAAAAGAAAAATGAAGAACGTGAAAATAACTATCAAACTGTTATTGAAAAGAACCAAAATGTAATTGAAGAACAGGCGAAAGCTTTCACATCTATTTCGAAGGATGTTAACGAAATTAAACAAAAGCTATTTGAAGGAGATGGAGAGTAATGAATTTTATTGATATCTCTAAATGGAATGGTAATATTAATTGGGATATTGCTAAACCTAACATAGATTTTATTATTGCTAGAGTGCAAGATGGTTCGAATTATATTGACCCTAAGTATAAAGAGTATATCCAAGAAATGAAAGATAGAAATATATCGTTTGGTAACTATGCGTTTTGTCGTTTTGTTTCCGAAGAAGATGCACGAATTGAAGCTAGGAATTTCTATAATCGTGGTGATAAATCTGCTACCGTTTGGGTGGCTGATGTTGAAGTGAAAACAATGGATAATATGAAAGCTGGAACACAAGCTTTTATTGATGAGCTTAAAAAACTAGGATGCCAAAAAGTTGGATTGTATGTGGGTCACCATATGTATGAGCCTTTTGGTATGAATCAAGTAAGTTGTGATTTTGTTTGGATTCCTCGTTATGGTGGCAATAAACCTATTTATCCATGTGACATTTGGCAATATACAGAAACTGGATATGTTGAAGGTATTGGTAAATGTGATTTGAATGTTCTTAACGGTGATAAAAGTTTAGATTGGTTTACTGGTGAAGAAGAGAAAGTTCAAGAGCAAAAACAAGAATCGTTTGCATATGATTCTAGTTGGTTTACTAAGCAAGATGGAAAATTTATTGCTAATACCTCTATCAAAGTTAGACGAGAACCAAGTGTAAATAGTGAACATGTAAGAACTTTACAACCAAATGGAGATTTTTCATATGAATCATATGGATATGAAAAAGATGGTTATGTTTGGTTAAAGGGTGTTGATGGTTTATATGTTGCAAGTGGTGAAACTGTAAATGGTGAACGTGTTAGCACATGGGGTAAATTTATCTAACTAGAAAGGATTGGAATTCATGAGTACAGATATTAGTTTATATTATAGTCCTGATAAGATGCTTTCTTATGATAGGATGTTAAATTTTGTCATTGGAGGACGTAGTATAGGTAAAACTTACTCTATGAAATCCTATGCTGTTAGACAGTTTTTGAAACATGGTAAAATGTTTGGGTATATTCGTAGATATAAAGAAGAATTAAAAGGTTTGGAAACTTTCTTTGATGCTATTCAAAAAGATTTCTTGGATGTTGAATTTGAGGTAAAAGGAAGAAAATTTTATATAAATGGTAAATTGGCTGGCATGGCTTTTCAACTAAGTCAATGGCAATCATATAAATCAAAAGAGTATCCGTTAATAGATTTTATGATGTTTGATGAGTTTATAAGAGAGAAAGACAATAGTGGTTATATCCCTAATGAAGTTGAAGGTTTATTAAACTTACTTCACACGGTTTTTAGGGATAGACCGAGAACACGTTGTGTTTGTTTAAGTAATGCTGTTTCTATTATCAATCCGTATTTTATTTACTTCGGATTAACTCCTGACATAGATAAGAGATTTAATGCTTATGAAAGTTTAGTTGTTGAAATACCCCCTTCAAAAGAATTTGCTGATAACTTTAGGGAAAGTCGTTTTGGTAAATTGATAGATGGTACTGGCTATGGAGATATGGCACTTGATAATGAATTTACAGGAGATAATTATACATTTGTTGAGAGAAGAACAAAAGAAAGTAAATATGTTTTCTCAGTTGTGTTTAAAGGATTGATTATAGGAATATGGGTTTGCCCACGAAATGGATTAATGTATATGAGTCAAGATTATGATCCTTCTTCTAAACAGGTTTATGCAATAGTAAAAGAAGATATGGCTGAAGGTCGTACATTAATTAGAAACTTTAGAGATAATGGTTTCATGTATAAAATGTCTAGAGCGTTCAAAAAAGGTGAACTACGTTTCGACAATCAAGTTGTTAGAACGACAGGTTATGAGTTATTTAAAAAGATGGGTGTACAATAAAAGACAAAATGTGAGTTAACAAAATATCATCCTCTTCAATGTTTCATGTGAAACAATATCATAGAAAAGAAAAAGCCCCTCTTTATGAGGGGTAATTTGATATAATTCTAAGATATTTAACTGTTGCTGATAATCTTTTGTATACTTTAATTGTTTGTGAATCATGTTTTACCACATAAAAATCATTTAATAAATTGTGACTTACTTCAATCTCTTCAGTTCCTAAGAAGAATTTGTGAACATTGCTAATACCAGTAAATTTATTTATGTAACCGTGATACATTAAACCGTTTTGATCTAAATTTGCTATGAATTTGTTACCGTTTTTGTTTAGTGATTCTTTTGCTTTTTCTAGACAATTATCACATATCATATCTTCCATCCAATCCGCAAAACCGTTCATTTCCTTACATCCTTCACATTCAACCCAAATTACTGACATTGTTTGTTTCCTCCTTCATATTTATTAATGATTTCTTTTGTTACTTTTAAGTATTTTGGAAAGTCATGTGAGTACTTGAAACGAGCTATTTTTAATTCGTTTAGATATTTTTCTTTTAATAATTGATTATCTTTGTTCATTTGTTATTCACCTCCTTTAAAAATATTTCTTTGTTTAGTTGTTTTATTGTTTCTTGTTGTTGAGTTATGTAAACGTGTTGTGATTCACTTTTATTATGAGTATCAATAAGCATTATTGATATTGATAATAATGAACCTGTTAATATTATAACTGTTGTTAATAGTAAAATTATTATTTGAGTTGGTTTCATTTGTTTTGTTTCCCCTTCCAAATGTTATGTAATTCATATAATAACCCTTCAATTTGAACTGTTTGTTCCAATGTTGCTTCACCATCGCGATATTTTCTAGATAGTTCGATAAGCGCTTCTGTTAAAGTTAAAGTATCCATTATTTATTTAGCTCCTCTGCCCATGTTGTTAGTAAATTGTATGTATCTTTCAATTGTTCTTCTAATGATTTCATAATGTGAACCCGTTTGCAATCATCATTGAAATGATATATCCTGTTAAATATAACCAACCTGTTAATAATAGTATTTTTAGTGAACCCTTCATCATGGTGTTTTGCTCCTTCTTATACTAGTTTCATTTGTAGTTCTTTAATCATGTTTTGACGTTGAATGTTGATGAATTTAATTGCTTCTTCTGTTGACTTAGTATCATTATATGATAATTTTTCCATGATTTCAACTGGAATTTGAATCCCGTTATTAGCGAAGATATCAAGAGCTGTATCATCGAATTTGTTTAAACCTTGTGGATATTGTACTTCGAAAGAAACTTGTTCTTCAATACGTTTGTTAGTAACATCCATTTCAATAGAATTCATCATGTAATCCATATACATTTGATTAGTCATGTTTTGGTTATGTACAGCTTGTTTAAAAGAGTTATTCTTTCTATCTGATGATGTTGAGATTAATACAGCTAATAATAAAACCCCTACTAAGATAAGACCGATAATTGATAATTTTACGATAATCATTTTAATTCCTTCTTTCTTTTGTTTGTTTTATGTGTTATCCTTAACTTCTATATTTATTATAACATGTAATTGTTAATTTGTATAGTCTTTTTCTTCAATAATTAGAGATTATTTTATTTTGTTGTTGTGTAGTTTGTTATTTGAATCATATTTTATATGTGATGTCAAGTTAAAAGAGTATTCTGACATATTCATAGATTAAATGGGGAAAAATGGTAATTGAGTTACCC